CGTTATTATCGTCATGTAGCTCCTGTTTTTTGAACAAGTCCGTTAGGTCTTGTTGCAGATCCTCTATGGATCTGATCTGTCCTATTATATATTTATATTCGTCCCAATTGTCAACACCAATTATAACTTTATCTTTAAGCCTTTCTTTCTTGGGTTCAAGCAGTTTAGTCTTGATGTATTTTATTGTTTCAAAGTCCACTATTTTTTTCCATTACGGAAGATTTGAGTTCCCTTAATTCCATATATACTCGCCACGACAAGGATCCACAAATTTGTGAACCAGCTCGGAAGCTGTGAGAACATCTCAAAAAACAATTTTACCTTGTCCATAGCAGTTGGATCATCCGATACGACCGCATACGCAAGCACTACCACGGGCGTTGATAATATGATGAGGACCGCCTCGTCTTTCCAGTCTGATTGTCTGGCTTCTAATAATTTACCCTGATATGCTTCCTCACCCCGTGCTTGTTTCTCTGCATGTAACAATTGTGCGTCTGACATTGCCATTTTTGCCTTTTGTTTGTTAGCATAGATCTTACTTCCAGCAGAAACTGCTAATTTTATCGCTTGAAACCACATTAAAAAATCCTCGCTTTCTTAATTTTATTTTTTAAAATTTTACCCGAACCTCTAACCATTCCGCCATCTCTATATTGAAAATCAAACTTATAAGGCACAATTGGTTTTTTACCTATCGGTAATTCTGGTGCATTTATATCTATAGATTCAACTTTTGGCAGCGGAGCTGGGTCACCTCCATTATCTCTACCTGCAAAAGGACTAGTTTTTTTCTTGTTTTTGCCTCTTTTGTAATAAGGCACTGAATCTTGCATTTTTGCAACTAAAAATCCTCCTCCAGGTATAACTGAACTTGCTAACCCTTGAATAATTTTGCTTGAAAGTTTAGTTGATGGATTTAAAGTTTCTCTTGTTGTCTTTCTTTGTGTTGCTAAAGCTTGTTTTGCTGCAGGTGATGTCTTTGTGCCATCAAATTGAGCACTTGGGTCTCTTCCTCCACCTCTTGTACCACCTGTTGCCCCTGTTCCAGGTGACATTGCTTGACCTTTGTTAGCATCAGCTAAAGCTCCTTTGAAAAAACCTTGAGGCATAGGCCCTTTTTCAGGTGGAGGCCCAAATTTTTTACCTATTTTTCTATTTTTCACGGTTTTTTTCATTTTCTAATTTTTCTTCTTGTAATTCTACTCTTTTTTTACCAAGTTCTTCATTCAAATTCAACTTATCTTCAGCTAAAGTTTGTTGTGCACTAAATTTATTAGTCTCAAACTCCATTTTTTGTGCTTCTTCACTAGCTTTTCTTTGAATATCCATCGCTCGTAGGTCTAATTCTTTTTGTTTTAAAGCTAAAAGAGGATCTTGGTTCTGTTGAGCAGTAAATTGTTGTTCCATAGCTACTAATTCTTGAATTCTTTGAGCAATTCTTTGTGCTACAGCGTTATCAAACTCCACTGTGAACGCCTCTTCATCAACAGACTGCATCTCAACCATTCTTTCATCTTGATTAAACTGTTGTAGAATCTCTTGTTTCACTTGTAATGAAATATGTTCCATTAAATGACCTTGAAGTAGACCATAAATTTGTGGATTTACCTGAACCATCCTAGAAGTCATAAATGCCATGTGTGCTTGTATGTGTGCTTCATGATCTTGTTGAGGAAAAGCTTTTGGAATTATCATTTGTAGAGCACCAGTATTTTCAATTGCTGGGTCTAAAGGTTTTGGTGGCTCAGGTGGTGGTTTCAAAATACCATTTATATTTTTTACACCTAAAGCTTGGTACATTCTTTTGTAAGCTTCATGAACATCATGCATACCTGGATTAGATTGTGCTAGTTGTAGTTCAGCTTGTGCAACCTGTATTCTTTGTGTCATAGAATAGATATCAGGATCAGCTACTGGAATAACATCTACTCTATCATCAAAATCAGATTGTTTAACAAATCTATTTCCACCAATAACATCGTAAGGATATTCTGGAGGTAAGTAATCAGCAAATACTTTTGATAGCATTTTAAATTCTTGTCTCATTGCATAATAACATCTCTTATGAATTGCAGACATAACTTTTGACCCTCGCTCAAGGATCGCCATTGTAGTTCCAACAGGAGATTGCGCATTCATGTCAGATACTTTCATATCAGCAATTGAAGCAAATCTTCTTCCTGATTCTACGCAGAAGTTTAATAATTGAAACAATGTAGCATCAGGGCCTTTGAATGGTAAAAATTGAAATTGATCTTTTATGTTTCCGCCAGGCGCATCTACATCTCTAAACTCACCTGGTTGTAATGGCTCTGCATCATCTCTTATTCTCAATCCCCTAGATTTAAAACCAGCAGGTAGATTTGATAAAGTTCCAGCATCTAACAATTGTCTTAGTGCAGAGGTTGCAGTTCTTGATAAACCACCAATCATGTGTATTAAACCAAAACCATAAAAACCAAGTCCTGGTAAAAATTTATAATGAACAAAATACTGTTTTGGTTTTTTTAATTCATCATTCTCATTGTAATTTCTGTAAATAGATAAAATTTTTCTAGAGTCTTCATCGACTGTTACAATGTATGGAACTTTAATACCATCTGGATCTTCATAACCTGGAATATCCAAATTAGTATGTACTTCTACTAAATTATATAACCCACCACGATCCCGTCCATCATTTGCGGACACGCCCTCCAGTTCATAAATCTTCTCTTGGACTTTATCCTGTTTATAAACTGGTCTCGGGAGATCTATGTCTCTATAGAATCCCGAAACTTGTAACTTACGTAAATCATTTTCTGATGTCTGTACAATTTGTGAAATCCTGCTAGCATCTGATAAATCAGTTGCATTGTAAGGTACGACTAAATCTTCAGCTTTTATAAATTTTGCACATGCTCTATTCATTACTGGATCGAAGTAAACCTTTTTAAATGTTGAACCTGTTAGAGGTAATATAAATAACATTTGATCCATGTCTGGAGTGTACTCTTCCATTTTGTTCATGATCATATAATTCATGTAATCTTTAACTCTACTAGCTTGATCTATTTTCTCGTCTGTTTGTGCACCGATGACTTCTGTTCTTACGGGTCCGTCTGATGGTAACAATTCTTTTATTGCTTGTGCTTGAAACTGTGTTGCAGATTCTGCTAGTAATGGATGTGTTACACCAGCTGCACCTAAGAATGGTCTGCTTGGTGATTCATATTTAAAACCTAATAGATCTAAACCTTTGACGTAAGAATCTACCCACTCTTGTCTTGATCTCTTATCTTGTTCGTAATCAGATATTAAGTCACTTCCAATCTTAGAAAGTGTTTGCTCATCTAAAACAGTTGCAAGGTTAGTATAAAAAGATTCAACAGGAACTTCTGGTAGAGCTTCTCCTGCAATTACATTTTCATCTTCATCAAGCACAGTGCCTACGTCTTCTGGTAATGAACCTGTTTCTTGTTCAATTTCTAAATCTGTGTTTTCGAAACTTTCTCCTGACATCAATACATCCTTGTTTTTTTACGTCTGTTGCTCATAACCTTACCACATCCTTTTGCAATAAAGCCTCCTTTTTTTAAATTCATGCCTTGCTCTTTTTTAAAACCCTCAACCCCTTTGGATATTTTTTGAGGTTGTTCTACTTGCCCTTTTACATTTCCTGCAATATTTTGCGAACCTTTAGTAGCTTGTTTTATGTATTGATCAATCATTAAAATAATGGTGCAAAGTTAGATCTATTAACTTCAACCAATCCTCCAAATTTGTAGGCTTTCATTTTTGCCTTTTTATTAGTCCCTTGTAAATCTATTACTATACTTTCGACAAAATTTCTAGGATCATCTGCTTCCATTTTAATCATTTCTAATCCACCTTTTCTGTCTAAATTGTTGTAAAACTCTTCCATTTCATATTTTTTACTGAAAGCATATCTAGGCACTTTTTTTTCATCATCATATAGTTTGTATAGTTTATTTTGATCTGTATGAAATACTTTCTTTGTAGTAAACGTTGCTCCAAGTTCTTTTGCAACATCTTTCATGGCCTTTGGAACCACGGCCATTCCTCCTAATTCTTCAGTAGGAGAGGAGCTTAGATCATCAAGATCATTAGGATTGTCCTTTTTGTATTTTCTATATTTACCAAATCCAGATCCGTCTTCATTATAAAAATTTTTTTTAGCATCTACATTTATAAATCTATCAGTTAGTCTTTTATTTCCTAAACCATAAAACTGTTCAATCTTTGCTTTATTGTTTATAGTCAGTTGAAAAAAGTCAGCTGGTGCGAGTGCAATATATCTTTTATTATTTTTTCTTGCATCATGAATTAACCCTTTGATATTTGCTTTGACCCAAGTAGCTTCATTACCCATCGGATAATAGTCATAAGTCATATCCCCAGTATCATAAGTAGATTGTCTTGAACTTGAACTACCTGGAGTTACCTCTCCTTGTCTTGCAGGCATTCTATTTAATTCTCTTTCTTTAGTTTTTATACTTTTCATTATTGAGTCTAATTCTTCAATCTCTGGTGGTGCAAGCGGTCGTTCCATATTAATTTTTTGTAATTCATTCTGTCTATTTAAAAGATCATCTATTTCTCTTTTTACTACTCTTGTTCTTATTGATTTTGAATTTGGATTTTTTCTTACCATATCTACAGGGCTCGTCTTACTATCGCCTTTATTAAAAAGTCTATAATGCTCTGATGCCTGTTTAGTTATACTTTGATGAGGATCTGATTGTAACTCAACCATGAAATAAGTGTCCCCGTAATTATCAACACCTCTAGTGTCATATCTTACAAATGTTACTGCATTAGGATCATTGAAGTGAGTACTGTCTACTCTCATGCTAACTGAGTTACCTGGTATAGCTTCATTTAAATAAGTTACCTTTTCTCTATAATCATATCCCCCACCTGGAAAAGTGCCTTTATGTCTTGGTGCTGTAGTTGCTTCGGTCGCTCTTGATGCAATGCCAATTGCTTTATCATATTCATCAATCAAAGCTCGTAGCAGTATTTTGTCATTGTCTTTAAATTGATCTAAAGATTTTTCTAATCTTACTTTGGTTGCTTCAAGTGAAGATAATTTATTTGGACTTGCAGAAAGAGTGCTTGCTAAATCATTAAAATCTATTCTATCATTATTTAAATCATCTGTAATTTTATTTAATTGTGATCTCGCTTGAACGTTAGACATTTCAGTAGTGTTTCTTAAAATCATTGATTCTACTTCTCTACTTAGTTTTGCAAAATTAGGATACACACTCAATACTTCATCAGTATTAATTGGATATCTATAATTTTTCGTTTTCATTCTATACGTTGGATTAGATTCTAACGCTGCTAAAATTTCTTGTTTTGATATTTTCATTTTTGGATTTGATTTGGCTAAATTAAATACATCTCCACCCACAGGTTCACCACCTTTACCAAACATCAATAATCCTGAGTCCGATAATTCTTCTGCTTTAATTCCTTTTTGTCTTAAACCTTTTAAAAAACCCATCCACTCTTGCGGTGTACCCATTGCATTACCAGATCTATTTACTTCGTCCCAAGCTGCAGATCCAAGATATTCTTTAACTGTATCATTTTTATTTTGTCTCAATCCTCTTCCAAATGTTAAAGGTTCGTTTGGTACTGTTAATGATTTAGAAGAATTACCTATTACTTTAGCATCAAAGTCTTTTTCGTTTTTTAATGCTTGCGCTTTTTCTTCAGTTAAATTTTTAGTGCTTCCTCTCGTAGAATATTGTTCATTTAGCCGTGCCATTTGTGCAGGATCATTTCTAAAAACACGACGATACTCTTGCAAATTAGATTCTAAGTATCTAGGTGCTTGTCTGTAATCAGGTAAATTATTAACAAATATTTGAAATCTAGGATCATTTTGAATTGCATTTCTTATTTCATCATTCATAGGAGTATCTAAATTCATTCTATTAAATTCATTTGCTTGTACTCCAGGAACTGTTTGACCTCCAATTTCCCGTGTTCCACGGTTCGGCATCAATGCACGAATACCTTTTTGTGCTGTTCTAAATACAGGCCCGACAATTGGAATAGTCCCTGCAACTCCAAGTCCAGTCAAAGCAGCGTATGCTAACGCTTCAATCGGTGTCATGTCCTTATAACCCTCTTCACCTCTAGCAGCTTTTGCTATAGCCTCAGCATCTTGTAATGCATACTTATAGGATTGTAACTCACCGACCACGGGCGTTACATCACGAACCATTGTATATGCTGTATCTTGAAATTTCTTTTTGGCTTCCTCTAGTTTCTTTTCATCTAGATTTTCTATTTCACCATAATCTAATATTACATTATTATCAGCCATGTTAGTCTACGTATAATATTTATATTCTTGAGGCAACCTTACATGATCTGTAGGTTCATAGTCAAAATCAGCCGATATAAAATTACCTTCTCTGTATCTTAACACAGCTTGTGTGGTACTGTCCACGAGGTCATCATTATCTCCATGAGGAAATGCTGCGCATTCTTCAATGACTTCATGAGCAAATTGTTTACCTTCAGGATAAAAAACCATACCTGACGAAAAGACAGGAGACACTGCATTTACACGTGAAACTTTATCTTTTCCTCGACCAGGAACAAATTCTTGAACAGGTATTCCAGTTCTACGTAATTCTTGAATGAGCGGTAGTCCACTGGCCTTCGCCTCAATAATACAAGCTTCAGGTTTCCAATATGTATATTCTTCAGTTGCAACTGCTTTTAGTTCTGGAAAGTCCCAACGACCTTTCATTGCATCAAGTAACATTAAACATGGTGGAGAATCCTCTGATGGTCTAAACACACCCCAAGTAGTTATTGCACTATAGTCAGCAGAATCTTTTTTTGAAAAAGCAGTGTCAAGTGATTGAATAACAAATTCTAACTCTGGCATGCCCCCCGACCATGGTCGCCAGTATTCACGTTTGATGATGGCTCCTTCTTCTGAAGTTGGGTTTTGCATATACTGTGCGTTCCAACGTTGAGGAGGTATAGATGCTTTTACAGATTCTAATTCTTCTTTCTTCCAATACTCTGGCCATACAGGTTCTCCGTCGTCCAGGAGTGCTGGAAACTCGACCACCTCCCATTTGTCCGCGCCTGTGTTCGCTTGCGCTTTGAGAAGTCTTCCTGTCAAATCATCTGTAGCCCATCTAGTCATTACGACCACGATCGACCCACCAGGTTGTAAACGTTGACGTGGACCCGATACATACCAATCATAGGTCTTCTCCATTGCAGAATCAGACATGACATTTTGTTCGGTGTGAGGGTCATCAATAATTAATACATCAGCACCCCTACCCGTTATGGCACCACCGACACCCGCTGCAAAATATTCACCTCCATCAGAAGTTTCCCAACGACCTGCAGCTTTGCTATCCTGTTGGAGTCCCATATTATTAAAAATTTTTTTATATTCGGTACTGTCAACTAAGTTTCTTACTTTTCTACCAAACCTTTGTGAGAGTTCAGCATTGTGAGAAACCTGCATGATTTTGGCTTTGGGTCGGAGTCCCATTATCCAAGAAGGAAACAAATATGATGCAAATTCAGATTTAGTATGTCTAGGTGGCATGTTGATAATGAGCCTCTTGATCTTGCCTTCAGCTACTTGAGTCAATTTCTCAGCAATTATTTGATGGTGGCCCCACTTAGAAGGTTCATTTG